ATGACCGACCCGACGGCAGGGCCACGGCACGAGCTGGCCGCCAAACTCACCACCGCCGGCGCCCTCGGATCACCGGCATGGATTTCAGCGTTCGAACAGGTACCGCGGCACCTGTTCGTCCCCGCCTGCTGGCACCGCATCGCCGCCGGCCTGGAGTATCTCGACAGCGCGAACCCCGAGCAGCGCGACCACTGGCTAGCTGTCTGCTACTCCGACGTGCCGTTGGTGACCCAGGTCGACTCCTCGGGGACCGCCACCAGCGCCTCCAGCCAACCGTCCGTCATGGCCATCATGCTCGAAGCGCTCGACGTCGCCGCGGACAATACTGTCTTGGAGGTCGGCACCGGCACCGGATACAACGCCGCGCTGCTGTGCCACCGTCTCGGCGATGACCGGGTGCATACGGTCGAGTACGACCAGGCCCTGTCCACCACCGCCACCGATGCCCTTGCGCAGGCCGGCTATCACCCCGCGATGCGGGTAGGTGACGGCGCGGCAGGCTGGCCGGAGCAGGCACCATACGACCGGATCATCGCCACCTACGGCACCGAGCGAATCCCGCCGACCTGGCTGCGCCAGTGCACACCAGGGGGCGTCATCGTCGCCAACCTCGGCCTCGGAGTGATCGCCCTGCACGTCGACCAGCATGGCCACACGGCCTCAGGCCGATTCCTGTCCCGAGCGGCCTTCATGAACTCCCGCGCCGGCGGCGATGCGGCGACGGTCCCGCAGGCCGCGTTCGACCCCGCAATCGTGGGCCTCGGACACCCAGCAGACACACCACCGGACTTGAGGGACGACAACTTCACGGCCTGGCTACACTTGCACAGCCCGGAAATCGTGCAGGTCACTCTCCCCGGCCCGGACGACTCACCCAGCCAAGCGGAACACATCTTCGCCAATCGCGCGGGCTCCTGGGCGAGAGTCGGCAACGGGCGGATAACGCAGGTAGGGCCGATCTGGCGAGACGTACACGACGCACACACACGCTGGGCGCACGCCGGTCGTCCCGAGGTGGAACAGATCGGACTGACCGTCCGCGACGACGGTCACCACACGCTATGGGTGGACAACCCGTCCAGCACACAGCGATGGAATCTCACCCCATGACCAGCCTCGACCCATCAGGTGGGCACTGCGGCGTGCACCCGGCACGGGGCGATCATTGATCCGACATTGTAACCGTCTCCTGGACGCAAACAGCGCCCCGCCCAGCCGTGAGGCCAGGCGGGGCGTTTGCGTTGTTGGTCGGTGCCGCAGGGGGTGTCGCCGGCGGTACCGCATTGACGATTCTGTGGGCTGGTGGTGCGCGGTCGGCGTCATGCCGTGTGTCGGTGTCTGCCTGGTAGACCGGTGGTTCGCGCTAGTACCGCGTCGACGGCGGCGTCGAGGGAGTGCGGCGGCGTTCGCACGCGTAGCCGTTCGAAGATCCTGGTAGGGGAATCGGTATCGAAGTCGGATAGATCTCCACAGTCGTTGATGGGTCCGCCGCCGCACTCGGCTAGGGCAAGCGTGGCAGCGATGGCCATCACCTTTGACTCGGGGGATCGGTCGGCTAATACCCAGGCAAAACGACCCGTGGCAGGATCCTCCGAAAATGGCAGAAAGTCGTCGACCGTTACAATCGCCGATGCTTGCCAGTCAGGAATTTCGAAGATCGCCTCGGCGACGACGGTGTGGCTTTGTTCGGGTGGAGGCGGCTCGGTAGGGTAGGGATCGATACGCTTGTTCAGAAGTGATGGCGGGATTGGGTCGCTCTGTTCTTCGCCACGGTATCGGGCTGGGGTAGCCTGCCGCGCTTCCACCTTCCCTGGTAATTCCTGCCAGCCCAACAGGCCGGTCAACCGGGTACCCGTCAGGTTGACTGCGTCTTGCAGAGTGAACGCCTTCGCCACCTTGCTGTGCCACTCGATCGCCATGTCGCAGATCGTAGCCATGACGATTCATATGCCAGCCGTCCCGCTCTGCCGCTGCTGCCGGCGCCAAGCACGACCCTACCGCCCCGGCGCCTCGTACTTCGGCGCGGCAGGCGTGCCGAGGAGGACACCCAGCCACGGCCAGCGTGCCTCGGCCACCCGAACGAGGGCGTAGTAGCCGGCCATCGCCAGCGCCACCACACCAACGGTGAGGGCGGTGGACGAGTCGGCGTCGAGAACGATGCCCGCCGTCGAGGCCAGCCAGGCGAGGAGGGCGCCGACGGCGGCGGGGACAGCGGTGCGGATGAGGGAGATCAGATAGTCGTGCGTCATCGGGGTTTCCCCTCGGGGTGTGCGGGGTGTGCCTGATGCCACGGTGGCTTGGTGTCTCGTTCGGGCATGTTTTTCGTGTTCATGTCTTGGTGGGGTTGGTGTCGGTTTAGCTCGGGGTGGTTGCTGCCGCCTACCTGGTAGCCGAGGAACACCACCCCTCTGGGGTGGTGGTTCTCGTCCGTGACGGGGAAGGGACACCAACACCGCGATGAACGATCAGCGCCACGACCACGAACCGGACCGACCAGGTGCGCGCCGGGCGAGGTCACGATGGTGGAACGTCGGACTGGCCGGCATGACCGGCCTGGCCCTGACCACCAGCCTCGGCATCGGCGGAGCGCCGGCTACCGGCACCGTCGACCGCACTCTCACCGCCACCGATGACCGGCCGGGAAAACCCGACCATGCCTCCACCGACAACAAAGATCACGAGGGCAAGGGAAAGAAGGGCACACGCAAGGGCACACCGGTCCCGTGTAGCGCCGACGCGTTGATCGCCGCGATCACTTTGGGCAACGCCCGCGGTGGCGCCGTGCTCGACCTTGCCAGTAAGTGCACCTATCTGCTTACCGCCGACATCGACGACGGCGCCGGCCTTCCTGAGATCACCGCCCCGATCACCCTCAACGGTGGCACACACACCAGCATCACACGCGCCGCCGCAGCGCCCCTGTTCAGAATTCTCACCGTTGAGGCCGGCGGAGACCTCACCCTCAACCACCTCACCATCACCGGCGGACAGACCACCGACAACGGCGGAGGAATCCTTGTCAACACCGGCGGAACACTGGCCACCAAGCACAGCACCATCATCCGCAACATTGCCGGAGGCTCAGGTGGCGGCATTTTGAGTTTCGGGAACACATCCATCGACTCATCCACTATATCCTATAATTCTGCGATTATAGACGGTGGCGGTATCAACAGTCAACGGCAAATATATTTGACAAATTCTTTCATTGTCAATAATCAGACTTCTATCAACAGCGGCGGCGGTGCCGCGATTGTGGGATCCGCGGCCATCGCGAAGACCGCGATCACGGGCAACGGCGCCGGGAATGCCGGCGGCGGTCTCGTCATTTTTGCAGCAGCGGCTGCGATTACTGATTCCAAAATCGTCGACAATGCCAGCGCTAACAATGGTGGGGGAATTTCCGTTCCTGATGGCGCTCAGCTTACGTTGCGGCGGGTAGCCGTCGCGGACAATCGGGCCGGCGGCACCGGCGGCGGGCTTTTCGTAAACCTCAACAATCAGGTCGTGGTCGAAGACGCCAGGTTCGAGAGGAACACCGCAACAGGAGACGGTGGCGGAATCAGCAACCTCAGCGATACGGTGGTGCGGCAGTCCAAACTCTCCGATAACCAGGCCGACGAGGGCGCCGGCGTATTCAACGGTGCCACCGCTACGCTTACCCTCTACTCCACTAAAGTCGTCAAGAATACGGCCGTCACTGACGGCGGTGGGATCTTCAACGAGGCGGGCGGCACGGTCGAGTTGAACACCGCCACCGGCACCACCGTGGCAAAGAACCGGCCGAACAACTGCGTCAACGTCACCGGCTGCCCAGACTGATCTTGCCGAGCGTCGGGCTCGGAAGAGCGCCGGGTAGCTGTGTCCTCAGATTTGTCCTCAGATAGTGATCATACGATGCATTTGATCACTATGACTCGACCCTAGGCATGGCGAAGGGCCTGGTCAGCGGTGTGACCAGGCCCTTCGTCGTGCCGAGCCGCCTGACGGAATCGAACCGTCGACCTACGCATTACGAGGCTCTCGGAGAATAGTGCATGGCGTTGCATGACCTGCATATTCGTACACCTGTGCAGCGTCAAACAACGGTATGCAGTACACCCTGAAGTACACCCTTGATCTTGCACGCACAGTAACCGAGGATTGGAACCCTACGTCACGTCGCCAAGCAGCCTCCGCGCGATCGCCCGTGCCGCCGCGATCACCTCCGGCGTCAGACCAACGCCACCCGTCGGCAGCCCCGCCACTCCCCTCCCCGCCTCGAACCCTCGCGCCAATGCCTCATCAACGGCGCGCTGCTGCTCAGCATGAGCAGTTACGGTCGCGGCAGCCACACCACGTAGGTACGCCTGTTCCACCTCCCGCGCATGGTGGTCCTCGTCCGCCTCGCGGCAGCGCCGAACTTCGCCTCGGAGCCACTGATTCTCCTGCCTGAGTCGCTGATTCTCCTGCTGGTACAGGCGTTCGCGCTTGCTGGTCACAGCGCGCTGGTAGGCGGCTGTGGCGGCACGTGCCGCGCGGTCTATTAGCGGCGGGCGGAGCGGGCGCTGGTGACGTTGATGTCGAGCCGCCGCCACGGAATACCGTGACTGCGCTTTCGTGTCCTTACTGCGAGTGACGCGCTTGCGGTCCTCCACAGCTATTCCCTCCCCATTCGGTCCCCCCACCAGCCTCCGCTTTTCGCGGTGGGGCTTTGATCAGACTCCGACTCGTTGATCATTTCTAGTGACGGTGCGTAAAACTGGCGGTGCGGTATCGTCTCGCATGGCCGAAAGGGCTACTAGAACAAAAGGTTCGCGAACTACAACGGGTGTACGCCCGATACTCGCCATCCCCCGACCGCTGGTCATCCTGTCTGGACAGATGCCCGCCCGCCGCTATTGGTGCCGCCACCACTCGGCCGCTCGGCGTCGCAGCAGTCCCGGCGGCGAGGTGCCCGCCACCTCTATCCGCGGTAGGCGGTGCGGCGGCAGAAGGCCCCAGCTCTCCATAGCAACGACGTCGATTTCGCCCATGGCCATCCTCTGGACCACGCCCGGCCACTCTCCTGCGTCGGGGGTCTCTGCCACAAGATCGCGGACGTCGAGTCCTGCACAGTCAGCCCACATCAGACCTCGGCGGCCCCACTGGGTGACGCTCTCGGCTGGACCGTAGAGCACCGCGCGTACGCCATGGCGTCGACGGATTGGCCGCCGGCGGCCAATGATCTCGACCCGGGCCGATCTTCCTGGCGGTAGGTCCGCCAGGCTAGCGATGACGACGATGTCGATGTCGCCGTCGGCCATCGCGTGCAGTAGGTCGCTCCAGCGGGCGGCGTCGGGGGTCTCGTCGATGACGGACACCATCTCGTATCGGCGGTTGTCGCACCAGGCGGTGCAGGTTGGTTGCCAGCGTCCGATCTCGCGGGCGGGTCCGTAGATCGCGGCGCGTAGGGGTGGGGATGGGTGGCGGGTGGGCTGGCTGCGCATGGCGTAGTGGATGACCTCCTCGGATGCCTGGCGGGAGCGTGCGAGTAGAACACACGTACGAATGAAATGGGAAGAGTTCTCCCGGTGTGTCGTGGGCGGGGGTGGGGTGGTGGTGCGCAACGGGTCACGTTGGGTTGTGACGGCCCGTCACCGGATGATCACTTGGCCGGATCAAGTTTAGTACCAGATTGATAATCGACAAGCAATATCCACGAATGGGATTCGCGTCTTCTGCGCCTTGTTAAATGTCCGACACGTATCTCCGGTCGACGGCGTGACCGATTTAGAGGCTAGCCAGGATTGCATTCCCGTGTTATTGCGCGCGAAGCATCCACAATACAACACGGTCTGTTACTGACGGCGTGACATGGCGGGCGGGGAGTACCGTCGACTGTGGCGGCCCGCCGGGGGTCGATGCCGGCGGCAGCGCCTGGAACGGGGCGACAAAAGTAGGGGCCGGATGTGCGGTCCGACCCCTTGCGCGCCCCGCCACGGTAGCAGGAGACATCGACGCGACGTACTGTGCCAATGGACGCCGGTTTCGTGCGGGAACCGGAACTTGCACCCTCGTGCGGGAGGGCACCATGAGTGACTACATCGGATTGCGCGTCGCTCGGTGGCGCGACATCAGCGGCATGACCCAACACGACCTGGCCAGCGCTGTCGGTGTGACTCCGGCCTACATCAGCATGCTGGAGAACGGGCGCCGGCCGGTGGCCAAACGGTCGCTGCTTATCGCGCTGGCCAGCGCGCTGCAGGTCAGCATCACCGATCTGACCGGCCAACCCGCGGCGCCCCGCAGCTCCGACGATCTCGCGATCTACGGTGCCGTCCCTGCCCTACGCGGCGCGCTCGACGACGAACCCGAGGCCGGTCCGCTGCCGTCGCTGGCCGACGTCGCCTCCCGCACGGACGCGGTCATGTCCGCGCGGATGGCCTGCGACTACCAGAGCCTGGCCCGGCTCCTGCCCCCGCTGGTCGCTGATACCCGCCAGCTCGTTAACTCCGGAGATGAGCACGCGTTGGCGCTGTTCGTGCGGACCGCGGTCACCGCAGCATTGGCGATCAAGCCGTTTGGGTACGTCGATCTGAGCGCGCGGTACGCAGAGCGCGCCGACGTCGCCGCCAGTCGCCTCGGTAGGCAAATCGAGTCGGCGGCGGCGGCGTTCGCGCGCGCTCAGATCGCGCTGGCATCCGGCACCACCGGTGGGCGCCGCCGGTCGCTGATGACCGCGGTCACCGCTGCCGAACGCCTCGGTGATGACGGTGACGACGCCGCCCTCACGTGGTACGGCATGCTGCACCTGCACGCCGCCCTGTCGGCGGCCTCACTCGATATCGGCGACTCCGACAGTCATCTCGCCGAGGCGGGTGCCGCCGCTCGTCGCGCGGGATCGGATCCGTGGCGGATGGAGTTCACCTCCACAAACGTCGACATCTGGCGTATCGGGGTGGCGGTTGAGAACGGCGAGCCCGAGCGGGCTCCCGAGTACGCCCGCCAGGTCGACCGGTCCCGTATCCGCACCGCGAACCGCCGCGCCCGGATGCACATCGACACGGGGCGTGGCTGGTACGCCGCCGGCGACCAGGACCGCGCCATCCTGTCGTGGCTGGAGGCTGACGAGGCGTCACCGGCGGAGCTGCGGTCCCGGCCGAGTGTGCGGGAGTTGGTCGGACAGATGATCCGTGACTCTCGTCGACGCGGCTCCGATGAGCTGCGGGACCTGGCGACACGGGTTGGTGTCGACCCGCTCGATCCCGACCACGACCAGACTTAACTAGCAGTTACTCTCCCGATACCGCCGTCGGTCGATAGTCCGTGTGACGGCGGTTTCCGGTCTTCCCTCCCCGTAACTGGGTAGGGGCGGTCGCAGCCAGAGAGCCGGCCGTCTCGCCGCCATCGAGGGTGAGGGAGTACGCGCATGTTCCGGCTGTTCCGCAAACGCCGCCGCCGTTCCGGGCGGCTGGATGCGACCGGCCCGGCCACGGTGTACGCCGGGCGGGCCGGTGCCTACCGGCCGCTGCGCGACCAGCCGACGGTGATCCTGGATACGCGGCCGTTGATGACCCGGTTGGCCCGGCAGCGGGCCTGCCAGCGGTGATGGCCACCCACGCCCGGCCTACTCCGATTGGCCTGTCGCCGGCGCAGCTACGTAACCGGATGATCCGGTCGGCCCGCAGGATCATCGTCGAGCACTGGCCACGCGTGGACCGGTGCCCGGTGTGCGGGTCCGGGTGGCCGTGCACTCCCACCGGCTACGCCTACGACTACCTGGCCTCGGTGGGTCAGGGCGATTGGGCGCCACCTGAGCACGTCCTGGGTCGGCAGTAAGCCCGACTGCCACGACCCTCACTCGTCCGATAGCTGGAAGGGGATGTCCTGTCATGCGTGTCCGGTCCTGGCGTTGCAATCCACCACCACCGCCGCTACCCCAGCGGATCCGGAAGGATGGTCCGCCGAGCCCTCCGCCGGATCCGGACCGGCCGAAAGGGGGCCACTGGTGACCGGAGCGACCGGCGACAGCCCGCCGGTGCCGCCGCCAGGACCGGCCATCGATCCGGCGCTGCGCTGCCTGGGTTGCGCCCCCGGGATCGTGGTCAAGACGCACCAGTGCGCCGGGGACCAGGAACTACTACGGCCTGCCGGTGGGTACTGCGGCTGTCGGGAACCTGGCTGCGGGCCTGGTCAGGGCGTGTCACGGCGGGGCCGGTTGACGACCAGACGTACGGTGCGCTGACCCAACAGGGCCACGCCTGAAGGCGGACACGACGAAGCGCCCCGCCCGGCCGTAAGGCCAGGCGGGGCGTCGTTTGCGTGTGACCCTAACCCCACATACGTGGGGAGCATGCCGCGCAGCGACAGTGGGTCATCCCCGCCTACGCGGGGACCAGTGTCTGGATTGTACCTCAACCGCTTGACATGAATAACCGACGCCGCTTACCGTAATAGACGACGCCGCTTATTACGGAGGTAGGATCCAATGCGCCAGACCAACGCCGCCCTCGCCGCGACCGCCCGCATGGAGGACGCCACGAGCATCCGCGAGATGGCCACCATCTGGCAGGACATCACCACCGTGGACTCCCTCAACGACCTACAGGGTGCAGGCCCCGGCCTCTACGCCACCAAGCACGACCTCGTCGCCGTCTACGCTGACGGCCGACGCGCCGACGTCGCGAGCATCCCTGACCAGCTCAGCGAGCGGGCGTGGCTGGTCCTTACGGCCATGCGGCACGCTCAGGCCGACGACACCGAGATCACCGAGTCCGCGCGGGGGCAGGGGCCTGGTCGTCCCGTCATCGGCCCCCGGATCAGTGCCCGCGTCCTACCGGCGCAGTCCCGCGCGCTGCGCCGGTACGCCAGGCGCGAGGGCATCCGGCAGGCCGAGGCGGTGCGGCGACTGCTCGACATTGCTCTCGCCCAGCAGAACACCTGACCCGCGGCGCAGATGCGCCCCCGGCCGAAGCCGGGGGCGCTCGCGTTTGTGGGGCTGACAGTCTCGCTGACCCAGCATCCCTTCGTGCAATACCCCCTCTTGCGAATGCAAGGGGGGGTATTGCATACTTGGGTTATGACACAGATCGGCGACCCCGGCATAGCCGAGACGATCGCGTACTACCACCACGGGTTGACCGACTGGCTGCCCGACGGCTGTGACCAGATCGGTCAGGGCTCGCAGCGCACCGTCTACGCCGACTACGCCGGCGAGGTCGTCTACAAGGTCGGCGACGACGGCGCCAACCGGCGGGAGGTTCGCACCCTCACCGATCTGCGTGAGCGGGGCGTCGCCCATGCCCCCGCCGCCACCGTGCACGCTGTCACCATCACCGACCCCTACGACGGCGACCGGGACGTCACCGTCGTGACGATGCCGTACCTGCCCGACGACGGCAGTGTCCCCGGCCCCTACCCCCTCCTTGAGGGCGCGGCCGACCTCAACCCACACGGCAACGTGCACGCCCACGGTGGTCAGCTCTGGCTGATCGACGCCGGTGGCCTGTAACCCCCATCCTCTGGAGATCCCTTCATGACCACTAGCGCCACCAGCGGCTACGGCGTCGAAACTTATGAGGTCGACGCGGCGGTCAGCGCGGTACTGACCGAGCTACTCACCGCCGCGGCCGATTTGCCCGACCCGATTGCCCGCTACCACGAGCTGACTCGCGCCCAACGGCTCTGGGAGACCGTCGGGCCCAGGATCCTCACTGCACTGGTCGCCGAGCGAGGTGCCACGCTGCGCGCCACCGGCATGACACAGGTCGACCTCACCGAGCCGACCGGGCTCGGCACCCGCCAGCGCGTCTCACAGATCATGCAGGCTGCAGACCGGCGCGACCCGATCGCGATCGGGCTGGACGACCAGTGACAGCAGCTCACCTCGACCCGACGCGCCGCCATGACGTCGTGCTGCTGTTCGACGTGACCGACGGCAACCCCAACGGCGACCCCGACCTGCAGGGCGCTCCCCGCACCGACGAGGAAACCGGCCACGGGCTGGTGACCGACGTAGCGATCAAGCGGCGCATTCGCGACACTGTGGCGCTTCTCCGTCCCGGCGATCCCCGCGCGGGAATCTTCGTGGAGGCGGGACACGCCCTCAACACCCGGTGGCAGGGCGCCCGCCAGGCGGACCCCGACAACCCGCTCAAGACGATCTGCGACTGGTATTGGGACGTACGGATGTTCGGCTCAGTACTCACCGCCGGCAAAGGCAACCCGAGCGCCGGCATACGCGGCCCCGTGCAGTGCGGCTTCGCGCGCACCCTGGACCCGGTGCTGCCGACCAACCACACGATCACGCGTGTCACCCAAACCCGCCAGGAGGACATCGACAAGGGCGAGAGCACCGAGATAGGATCAAAGTGGACGATCCCGTACGGGCTCTACCGCGCGAGGCTGCACTACTCCCCAGCACAAGCCCACAAGACCGGCGTGACCTCAGACGACCTGGCGCTGCTGTGGCAGGCAATCGAAATGATGTTCGCCGCGAACCTGAGCGCAACGGGCGGCATCCGAGACGTGGTCGGACTCCACGTGTTCAGCCACCCCAACGCCCTCGGCGTCGCCTCCGCAGGGGCCCTGACCGGCCGCATTCGGCACGTCCGCGCCGCCGAGGCACCCCGCGCCCACAGCGACTACCAGCCCCACATCCGCAGCGATGACCTACCCGAGGGGGTCGTCCTGACGACGCTCGTAGACGCCTGGGCGTAGTCCTGCCCCATCCACGTTCGCACGAGCCGCTCCGCAGTCGTGGCGGGCCATACCCCACACACGACGACGCGCCCCCGGCTTCGGCCGGGGGCGCTCGCGTTTGCTGGTCGGCGCCGGCCGGGACGTCACCGGCGGCACCGCATCGACGACCCTACCGCGTCGGCGCCTCGTACGTGGGTGCGGCCGGCGTGCCGAGGAGGACACCCAGCCACGGCCAGCGTGCCTCGGCCACCCGGACGAGGGCGTAGTAGCCGGCCATCGCCAACGCCACCACACCAACGGTGAGTGCGGTGGACGAGTCGCCGTCGATGACGATGCCCGCCGTCGAGGCCAGCCAGGCGAGGAGGGCGCCGACGGCGGCGGGGACGGCGGTGCGGATCAGGCTGATCAGGTAGTCGTGCGTCATCAGGGTGCCTCCTGGGTAGGGTCGGGGGATGGTGGATGTGCCGTCACTGCCGCAGCGACAGCGGCTGCTCCTGGCCGAGTTGTCCGGGGTGGCCCGCCGGTACGGCACCGATGGCATGCGGGACGCGCCTCGAGATGTGGCGGTTGCCGCGGTGCGGGCGGTCACCGACGATCCCGTGCTGCTGGGTATGCAGGCCGGGGTGGCACTGGTCGACCCACACGGCACCAACCGACCGACCGTGGAGCTGCTCCAGGCGGCCGGTGCGGACATGACCGTCGCCCAGCAGCACGCAGCAGAGGTACGCGAACGGCTCAGCAGAGCGCTATAGCACGGAGTCAGTGCCCGGCCTGGTCGGCACCGGTGGCCTGGGCGATCCGGTCCACCTGGTCCTTGATCGAGCTGCCGCCGTTGGGGCGCAACTCCTCGAGGGCGTCCAGGCGGCCCTCGATGCGGACCACCCGGTCCATCAACCCGGGGCGCCCCTTGGAGAGGCCGGGCCGGGGTGGCTCGCCGAGCAGGTCGTCCGCGAGCCTGGCCAGTTTGCGGCTGGTGGCCAGCGTGCCGCGGACAGCGCGGCGAAGTACCTCGGCAGCGGTGCCGACGGCGGCGATTAAGAGCAGCATCTCCACCGAATCTCCCAGCGGGTTATCGAATCGGGTTTCGGAATGCGGCGTCCCACGTCTTGCGGCCCAGCAGCCCATCCCGGGTGAGGCCCTGGTCCGCCTGGAACGCCTTGATCAGCTCCCGGTACTCCGGCCCGTACAGGCCATCGGCGCCGGCCTTGCGCAGGTACCGGCGGCCCTCGCCCGCCGGCCAGCCTCGGCGGACCAGCTGCCTGGTCCAGGCGGTCAGCCATTGCCGGTCGGCCTTGCCCCGGAAGCGGCGACGGTAGTAGCCGGACACGGACCGGTTACCACGCTCGCGTGGGCCGAAGTAGTGCCCGGCCGGGAGCGGGAACGCCATCGCGGGCCCGGGCGCCGGCCGTGGCGGCACCGGTGCCGGCGTGCCGAGCTGGTCGAGTCGCCAGTCCGTCCCCCGCACCGTGTCCGCAGCCTGGGTGAACTCCGACGTCACATGGCAGTGCCCGGTGTGCCGGTTCGACCCGGTGTAGGCGTGCGTAGCGAAGCCGTGGCGGCGGTGCCAGATGCGGCCGTTGAAGATGATGTACCGCACCCACCACAGCACGCCGGAGCGGGCCAGCGTCACCCACAGCTGCACGACCTGCTCCATCGTGACCCCGCCAGGGTCACGCAGGTCGGCGTCGAAGTCCCGCGCACGCACCTCGTCGAGGTTGTCGCCGTCGCGGTGTTCGGGTCGGCCGGTGAGGTCCGGGTTGTGCGACGACGGATACCGCTGGTGGGCGGTGTCGCCGATCGAGCCGTCCGACCTCGTGTCGCGCCCTGGGAACCGCTGGTTGAGCTGATCGCGGGCCTCATCCAGATTCGGTACTACCGTCCACGCCATCGATGTTCACCTCCATTGCTGGCCAGTCAGTCTGGGCGGGATCCGCCCACGGGTCCGGGATCTGCGCCCCGATGTGCTGCTCCGGGCTCTCGTCCGGGACCGGATGGGGATTGGTGGGCATAGGTGTCTCCCGGTGTCGGGTGTGGGTGTGGGTTGGTCACAGGACGGCGATCCACTGCACGGGCACGTCACTCCAGGTGCTGGGCGAGGCGCTGCCGTCCCCTCGGTAAACGAACAACGTGAATTGCGTGGCGCTGATGCTGATCGGCCTGGACTCCCAGCGGGCCGCCGCCCCGGATCCGGAGACGATCTGCGTGGACACGTGCGGCGCCGCGGCGAATGGTGCGTCGAATGTGACGACCTGTGTGTGGGAGGTCAGGTCCGTAAACGACACCTCGACCTGCCCGCTTTCCTGCTCCCCCAGCCGGGCCGGGGTGAGGATCATCCCGGATTGCCAGTGCGTCACGACGTCCTCCTCCTCATAGGGGCACCACCGCCGGGTCCCAGACCTGCACCTCGGTGCCGTCCGGCCACGCCCGCGAGACGCCGTTGACCGACCGCGCCGACAGAGTCACGGTCTGGGTGAGCCCGGTGCCGGTGATCCCGGTCGCGGTCACGCGCTCACCGCCGACCCGCAAGTCCATCGGAAAGTCGGTGGGGTCCGTCGTCCACGGGCGATTCGCGGCGGTCGAGGTCAACGTGAGGGAGAGCGCTGACTCGGATACGGCCGCGATGGTGGAACCGTCCGCCGCAACCCGCTGCGGGCCGTCAGCAACGGCGACGTCCCACGGTGAGGCGGGGGTGGCGGTGACGGTGATGTCCCACTGGTAGGTGTCGAGTACCTCGGTGCTGCCCTGCACCATCACCGAGGTAGGGCCGGGCGGTAGCCACGGCGGCAGGTCAGACAGCGCCAGGACGTCGCCGGCGTCCACGGCGGCAACGGCCGCGGCGAGGTCGCTGTCGTAGCCGGGCGCGGCCAGGTCGAGGTGGGTGTGAGGGTATCGGGCCTCGTCGACGGTGCCCAGGTGCAGCCGCCAGCCCGCTTGGTCGGGCAGCTGCCCGTCGTCGTGCACGTCGAGCAGGATCGACGTGGCGTAGGTGCCGACTCCGAGCGGCGGTGCCGCGGTGGACAGGGAGCCGCTGGTAGCGGGTGCTCGCGCCGAGGACCCGCCGGGGCGTGTCACGGTCACGTCGTTGACGACTGCGCGGTCGTCGTCGACGGGCTCGAATGGTGCGCTGATGTGTCCGGCGGCGTAGCTGATCGGCAGGGCTGTTTGGTTGTAGAGGCTGCGTCGGGTCCGGTAGGACAGCCCGAGCAGTGAGCGGGACTCGGCCAGCAGTCCGCCGTCGACGCGGGCCGCGGCCTCGAGCAGGTCAACCAGTGGCGCCGCCCGCTGCGGCCCGCACAGCTCGGTGAGGCTGGTGTCTCCGACCACCTCCAGGGCTACGCCCGCCTCGGCGGTCAGGCGGCGGATCCGCTCCCCGGCGCGCTCACCGGTGTAGCCAGTCGACACGATCCGGAACGTGTCGCGCACGAACGGCAACTCGATCGGGGTGACGATCAGGTGAGCGAACTCGCCGCCGATGGTGTGATCCGAGCCGAGCAGTTCCACCGAGGTGACCGCACCGATCGGACCGGCCAAGGTTTCCCCGCCCGCCACGGTCGCCCAGAAATTGGTGTCGCCGACGCCGTGCCACACACCCGCCCAGCGCGTACCGGCCGGATCCGATTGCACGTCCAGGGCGTGCGCGACCCACCCGCCCGGGCTGGCGCCGGTGCCGTGTAGGACGTTGCGGTCGCCGACCAGGACGCCGGCGGCGTCGTAGGCCCGCCACCAGTACGTGCCGTCGGTCACCGACAGTTCGTAGCGGGCGACCGACCCGCCGGCGACGCGGACCCGCATCACGAGGTGGTCGGTGGAGGTCAGCGGCGCGACCAAGCGCATGTAGAACCCGACTGACCAGTGCCCGTTGGCGTCGGTGCCGGCCCGCACGGGCGTCGAAATGGACGCCGTGGTGGTGTTCATTCGCGCGGCGGCGGCGGTGCCACCGAACGCGGCGCCGACGTTGACGCCGAAGGCCACGTCCTGGCTGGTGCCGTGGGTGATGCCGTCGGCGGCGCTGGCGGGCCGCGTGGCGTCCGTGCCGTCCTCCAGCGGCAGGTACGCCGCCGGGTTGTAGGTGATGAACGTGCGGTAGACCGGCGACCGCAGCGACGCCGCGCCCTGAGTCAGGCGGCGTAGCACCCCGGCACCCTGCACCGGCACCCACACGTCGGTGCCGGAAAGGTCCCACCGCGGCGGCCAGCTGGACACCTCGACAACTGCCCGCGCGGACCGGTCGACCAGGTCAACAGTCGACCCGGCCGTCCACACGCGGCCTGCAGAATCGGTGAAGGTGTCCACGGTCAGGTCGGGCACGGTGTTGAGGTCAGGCGCGGCGACGACCGGCCCGTCGATACCGTCACGAACCTGGGCGGCGACCAGGTCGCCGGCAAGCGGACCGGCCATGATCCCCGGCACGTGACCAAGCTCCAGCGCCGCGGTGCCGGCGAGGACCGACGACGTCCCGGCGTCGACGACGTCACCGCCCACCTGCGTCCACGGACCAGCCAGACTCGCCGCCTGGTAGAACCGGGCTGTGACGCCGCCTGCGCCGTTGTCGACATCGAGGGTGATCCGCACAGCCAGCCGGCCGTGCGGCGGCGGGCTCACCGCGACCGACGCCTTCAGCGCCCGGCGGGCGCCGAAGGTGCCGTCAGGTGACCACGTGATGGTCAACCGTCCGTCACTGCCCACCAAGGCGGTCCACGACCGGTTGTCGCCACTGGTGTTGTACCGGCCACCCAAGTCCATTGAGGCACCGGTGAGCCAGTCGGCGAGGCAGTCGAACCGCACGTCCAGGTCCCCGACGATCCGCAGCGACGCATGATCCGGCGTGGACAGGTTCCCCGCCCCGGGTGTGAGGCCACGGAAACTCGCGGCCTGTAACGGTGGCCCCACCCGCACCCGCAGCGGCGTGTTACGGCCGATCACGCCATAGTGCGGGCCGGTCGGGTTCCGCGGGCTGTACCGGCCGTCGGAGTTACGGATCGACAGTGACACCTGCGTCGGCGCCGCCTCGGACCCCTCCGACATGCGCCCACGGCTGATCACGACAGGACCGTGGCCGGTCAGGACATCACTGGTGATGTCCGTCCAACCACCCACGTCCAACTCAACCCTCGCGTCCAGCGGATCGGCGGGAAACGCCATGAGCACTCCTGTCCGTCAAGCCGGCCGTATCCGGCCCTGATCAACCGCGAGCCGCAGCGCTCCGGTCCGGATCAGGCCGAGAAACATGTCGGCGAACGCCCGCTCCATGGGTGCTCCGGCCCCCGCCTCGACGCGAATGGTGAGGCTTCCGCCGGACCGGCCCGGCGGTCTCATCTCCTCGCCCGCCAGGGCGAGAATCGGCACCTGCTCGCCAGGCGACCCGGGCACGGTGCCACCGGTGTGGAACGTGGGCAGCCGCGGGGCTGAGACCGATTTACCTCTCAGGCCGGGTACCCATCCGGGTACCGTCCAAGACAGACGACCCACTGTCCTATTCCACGCTCGCGCGATAGCGCGGAACCCGGCTGCGAATGGACGAGAAATCAGGTTACCTATCCGGGAAAACGCCTTACCGATCTTTCCGGGTAGGCTGAGATACCAGTTGAATGCGCGGCCGGTGACTTGCTTGATGCCGTTCCATGCCGCGGTGACCGGCCCACCGATACGCCCCCACACCGCCCGCCAAAGATCCTGAAACCAGGTTGTTTTTGTGGCGATCCACACCACGGCGGCGACCAGGGCGCCGATCGCGACAACCACTAATCCGATCGGGTTGGCGGTCATCGCCGCGTTGAGTAGCCACTGCGCGCCCGCCCACACTTTCGACCCGAGCGCGGCAGCCTTTTGCGCGGTGGCGGCGGCGAACGCGCCGACCCGCGTTGCTTTCAGCCAGGTCACGCCCGTCTTGAGCGCAGGAATCAGGAAGTTGTATAGCCCGCTGGCGAGGTCGCCAATGGCGAAACCCATCAGCAGCAGCGCCTCGAAACCGATACCGTCCTGGGCTACCTTGACCCCCTCAAGGCCGTCCTGCACTCCGGTCAGCGTGTCTCGAAACCCCATTGCGCGGGTATCTACATCGTCAGCGGCCTGGCCGACCCGATCGAACCCGTCCGCCGATTCGCGGACGTCGCGATCCATTGATCGGGCGGCCTGACCGACACGGTCGAATGCGGATTCCAAGTTTGCCGAATCGCCCGCGAAGGTCATGGTTACGGTGTTACCGGCCATTAGTCGACCCCCACCCCCGCCGACCGAGCCGCGTCCAGCAAAGCTCGTTCGGTGATCCGCTGAACCTCGCTACGGTTGGTGCCGTATCCGGCCCACAAGTATCGGCCCTCCGTCTTGAAGGGTCGTTTTGCTGGGCGTCCTTGGACTCGCCCCTCACCGCCGAAGTCAAGCCACGCGAAGTAGGGCACTCGCTTGCCGCCGGCCCGCACCCGTACTGCCTTACCTGTCGACGCGACCCGCAGCGACCGGGCTGCCCGCCCGGACCGGCGCGGTACTCGAGGATGCGCCCAGTCCACGACCACCTGGGCGGCGTCGTTCATGGCCACGCGGAGAGTCTTCGGCAGTTCGGCGTCCAGGCGGCGCAGGTTGCGCGTGAACGAGGCCAACCCGTCGATCTTGATAGGTTCAATCACCGCATACCCCCTTCCGCTTTCAGCCGTTCCAACTCTTCTCGCTGCGCTTTACGGGCGTAGTAAACGCCCCATTGCACAAATTCGTGGTTGCTCATTCCCGTACGCAACTCCGCGACCGTGCGGCCCAACTTTTGCGCAAGAAAGAACTCGAACTCAGTTTCCGGACTCGCCTCGAAAGTTGGACATCGCCTCCCTTGGCGATGTGTCGAGCATCCCGGCCATCTCCTGCACTTTATAGACGATCTCGTCCATCTCTCCGGCCGGAGAGGACTTCTGCCAGCGGCCCACCTCGGCCTCGGTCAGCACAGGGGCCACCATCGCGGCTGCCAGCATCTTTCTTTCCAGGGTCAGCACGCGGGGGCCATCCAGATGCGCGTCGTCGGTGGCCTTGCGCAGCCCGATCACCTCCGCGCGGCTCAGGGTGCGTACCCGCACCGTTCCCACGCCGGGAATCGGCACGTCCGCCTCCTTGCCGAGACGCGGTGTCAGTAGTACCTCTTTATCTACCATCTGTTCGGCGTCCATTGGTGCCTCCTTATGCCTGGGTGGAGTAGGTGACGTCGTCGCTGTGGGTGAGTTTGCACGTCCACATGACATAGTCGGCCACCGCGTGAGTCTCCTTGTACTCGCCCACAACGACATCGACAGACCGCTCGGGTAGGCCAGTTCCGGTGCCCTCCGGGCGGTACACCAGCGTGGCGTTCTGGCCTTCGAGGGGTTCGATAACGGCCCGTGGGCCGGTTACCGCCGTGTTGTCGTACACGCCGGACAGCTCGGTGGACCCGTCGCCTAGTCCACCCTTGTAGACGTTGTTCGTCTTTCCGTAGGTGGTGAGCTTGCGAATGTCGGTGGATCGTGTCCAGTCCGAATCATTCAGGTACTGCGACAGGTCATTTCCCGCCAACGATGCGTATGTGTGTTTGCTGTGTACTGCGGACATTGGTCACGCTCCCTGCCCCACGATATTGAGGTTAAAAACAGCTGCGAGGTAGTCGACACCCGCGTATGTCACGTCGTCGACGTCGACGCTGTCCACGGTCACCACGTCGCAGCTGGTGTACGCGTGTGCCTCAATGGCGGCCTTGACGCCGCTGGCGCCGCCGGAGGCGTAGGCGGTGAGTTTGTCGAGGGTCGACCGGTCGGTTGGCCGCCCGACGACGAGCAGCACCAGTTGCTCGATACGGTCCATGCCCCGCGCGTACGTGCTGTCGTAGGTGACCCGGGTCGGGTAGGGCACGACCGCAGCCGCGCCCCTGGTGGGAACGTCGATACGGCCAGGTACGCCCACGTACACCCGTACCGCGTCGATGGTGTCGAGTGCGGTGCCGATCTCGGTCATGACGGCCCTGAGGTCCATCAGGCGGCCCACCAGTGGCGTACGTACGGGCGCAGTACCACCTCGACGTCCGGGTCGACCCGGGCCAGCAGCCGCATCTCGGAGCCGTCCTGCGGCGATCCGGCGACGCCGTATGGCGAGTCCCGGCGGGTCAGCAGCCGCGACGCCTGCAGCTGCGTGGCCAGGACGACTGATGTCGGGATCGCCGGCCAGCCCCACGGGGCGGTGATGGTGAGTTCTCCCTCGTCGCCGGTCGGTGTGACCGGCGACGAGGGGGGAACCCGGATCTCCTCGTACACCTTCCCTTTGGTCAGGGCGTTGCGCGGGTGCAGCGAGTATGCGGTGATGGCGCCCCCGGGTGCCTGGATGGTCAGGCCGGTGATGTCGCCCAGGTCGTCGATGACGATGCGCCAGACGCTGAGGTGCCGGTCGTAGGTGGCGGTGTAGGTGCGGGCCTGCGCGGCGACTTGCCCGAACTGCCGGTGTGTGTGGTTGTCGACCGTCCGTGAGGCGGTCGTGATGGCGATGTCGACTTCAGCGTCGTCGATGGGGTCGGCGATGCTGACGTAGTCCTTCAGTCTTGCGCGTGTGACGTAGTCCGGTGCCCACATGGGTGCCCCTATTTCGCGACGACGTGAACACGCACCGCGCCGTCTTCGGGCAGGGTCCGGGCGATGACCCGCACGTAACGCACAACGGGGCTTTTGGCGGTGCCGCCGCATCCGACCAGCGGTGTGCGAGTGGTGGCCTCGGCGAGGTCTGTCCAGGTGTCGCCGTCGATCGACCCTTGTAGCGCGACGGTGGACTGCTGGGTGGCGTCGCTCGGGATGATCTGTAGGCCGAATCGGTCGGCGCCGGCCGCGGGACGGCGTGTCGATTCGGGCGTGTCGGTGGTGAGCAGGAAGTCGTGGTTAAAAACTGCTGCCATCACTGCTCGCCGGTGAGCGCGACGTAGGCGTGGGTGGACTGCTGGGTGGCGTCGGCGCGCATCCACGCCGTGTACTCGATTTGCCGCTGGCTGGCGCGGGTCCAGGGGTTGACCACGACCTCGATGGAGCTCACCCGCCGCAGTACGTAGCCCTCCCGGATGTCTCCGAAGGCACCCCAGTTGACGGTGTTCGAGTCGATGTCGATGTCCGGCATGCCCTGGTCGATCGTGTACGGGTAGTCGAGCAGCATGCCGGTAGATGCGGCGTCGCCGATGGTGGCCGTCATCGACCGCCACAGCGGGTCACCGTTGGAGTCCTTGATCTGCCGGATGGTCTTCAGCGAGGCGTCGTTGAACACCCATCGGGCGTTCGCCCGGTACTCCGGATCCACCGAGTGGACGAAGGTGAGCAGGTCGTCGTAGGTCAGGCCGGCGGTGTCGTCGGCCGGCTCAATACCGGTGAGCCCGGTGACCAGGCCGAGCGGTTCGTCGACGCCGGTACCGAGGGCCAGGTCGGACGACAGCGCCCGCGCCAGCCTGAGGCCCATCAGCCGGGCGAGGCGGGCCTCCAGGTCGAACGCCTGGTCCTGGATGAGCTCGCGGCTCAGCCGCAGCGGGACACTGCCCGCGCCGCCGGTCTGGTAGGTGTACGCCGACAGCTCTTTCTGGCCAAACACCAGATCCGACTGGCCGGAGTGCGCCGCACCCTCCGCGACGACCTCACCACTGTTGGCGGTGTCGTCGATGGTCGGCCACTCGAGGCGGTTACCCGAGTCAGTTTCCAGCACGTCACAGACGTTGGCGATCCCGCCGAAGGCCGCCATCCGCTCAACGATGCGCCGACGGAAGCCGGGCGGTACCAGGAAACCGCCTTCAGAGCCGACGCCGCCTGACTGGGCGTTGGTCGGTCGTAGGTCGGTAAGGTCGGCGTTGGGCTGGCCGGTGCGCAGGTACGCCAAAAACGCCTGGTCGAGGCCAGTGTCCTCGCGGGGCGGGGCGACCGGACCGGCCGCGGCGACCGGCACCCCAGGAGCCGGCATCAGGTAGGCGGTGTTGCGGGCCCGAATCTCGTCGGAGCGGCGCACCTGCGCAAGCTCCTGCTCCAGGGCCGTGTACCGGCTCACCTCGTCGTCGGTGAGGTGCCGGCCCTCGGCCCCGTCGACCAGGGCGGTCATGTCCTGCTGGACGTCGTCGATCGTACGCATGATCATCCCTTTCGGATCAGGTGTGCGCGGGCTCGTGCCCTGATGAGTTGGCTGTTGCGGTCCTGCGGCCCCTGGTCGGGATCGGCTCGGGTTTTGTTGCCGATCACCGCGTCAGCCAGCCCCGCAGCGACGGCCTCGGCGGCCGTGTACCAAGTGGTGACGTCCATCGCCTGAGCCCACGCGTCGACCGGGCCGCCGGCGCGGGACTGGTAGATCTGGGCGATGGATGCGTCGAGCGAGTCCAGGACGTCCGCGGTGTCGCGCAGGTCGCGGGCGTTGCCGATCGCGAGCCCCGACGCGCGGTGAATCATCATGCGGGCCGGCTGCTCCACGGCGATGTGGTCGGCGGCCATCGCCACCAGCGACGCCGCCGACGCCGCGACGCCGGTTACGGCGGCCTCGACGCGGGCCGGGTGACCCTTGAGCGCTGAGTAGATGTCCAGGCCGTCCCACACCAGACCGCCCGGTGAGTTGATTCGCAGGTCGATCACGCCAGCGGTGATGTCGTCGAGGGCGCGCACCAGGTCACTGGCCGCGGTGTCCCAGCCGATCGTGTCGTACACGTAGACCCGGGCCCGGTCCTCAGTCTGACCGGTCACCCGGTACCAGCCCCGCGACGAGGTGGCCCCGGGGCGGGTGTCAGCGTCGTTGCGCACCGCCAGCGCTCGCGCCCGGTCCGCCAACGCGGCCAGGTCAGACAGGCTCATCGGAGTCGTCTCCTTCGTCGGTCGGGCCGAGGTTGCGTAGCGCTCTCGCCTCGGTGCGGGTGATCAGCCCCGCTTGCATCTGCTTGATGACCAGGTCGATTTCGGTTTCCACGTTGGGCCGCTCCAGGCCCGCGAAGTCGAATTCGGCCCACCGGTGGGCGCCGAGCAGCCGCGACAGTCGCTGCTCGACGCGGGCCGTCCACGCCGCCAGCGTGTGCCGGCCCAGGCCCCGGTTCTGCTCGGCGACGCCGGTACCCCACGAGGTTTGCTTCTCGGTCTGCATGAGCAGGTGCGGGGGCACCCCGAACCACCGCGCGACTTCTTCGACGGCGAACTGGCGTGACTGCAGGAACTGGGCGTCGGCGGCTGACATGGTCCACGGAGAGAACTTCAAACGCCGGTTGACCACGGCGATCGAACCCGCGTTCTCCCACCCGCCCACCGACGTCAGCAACTCGGCCTTGATGGCTTTGGCCTCGTCGCCCTCGAGGTCGGCGTCGTCGGGTGTGACGAGGCCACTGATGAGCGCGCCGGACGAGAACATCTTGGCCGCGGCCCGGTCACCGGCGATCGCGGTCCCGAAGCTGTTACGGGCGATCGTCAACGGACCCAGGCCCCTGAGCCCGTCCGGGCTCTGCGCCGAGATGTGCGTCAGCGTGCGCGCGTCGTGGGTGCTCTGCCGCCCCCAGATGTCGGTAACCCGGTACCAGCGGCCCCCGACCGGTAACTCCCGATCGTCCGGGCGCGGCCAGTACGGCTCAACGCACAACGGGTGGTGCGGTATCAACGCGTACAGCGCTCCCGCCCCGTTGTGCACGTGCGTCAGATAGGCGTTGCCGTGCAACAGCAGGTGCAGCATGATCGTTTCGACCCACTCGAACGGGGTCAACCCGAAGCCGGGCTGCGGGTCGTCGAGGATGCTGCCCACCCGGTCCAGGCGCCCGGCGCGCATCCGTAGCGTCCGCAGTGGTAGTTGGGCGATCGTGCCGGAGATCAGCGACACCGCCCGGTACACCGCGGACAAACCCATGGCGGTCTGCTCGGTCACCGGCGCGCCGGCGAAGTTACCGCTACCGAGCATCGACGCGACCAGCGAATCCGGCAGCGACACCGTGTTGGCCGGTTGGGTGGGCTCTGGCCTTCGCGACCACGGCCACCAGCGAAAGGCCGGCATTATACCCCCTCAGGGTATGGTGGTGGACATGGACACGACCGCCGGACCGATGGAGCAGTCGGTACGCGACGCCCTCACCGCCCGACCGGCGGCAGAGCGCGACCCACGCGATACCGCGACCGCGCAGCTAGCCCTCACCTACGCCCGGGACATCGACACAGGCGCGGCTGACCTGTCGAAAGTCGGCCCGCCGCTGTTGGCCGCCCTCGAGGCGCTGCGGCTGAGCCCACGCGCCCGCACCACCGGAAAGGGGGTCACCGGTGACACGCCAGCAGCAGGCCAACTCGACGAGCTGCGTTCCCGCCGTGCGCGGAAGAGTCGAACCCCGACTGTGGACACCGCCACTTCGTGACCTGACCCAGCCCGACGCCACCTACGGCTACGAACTGATCGACTTCGCCGAGGCCATCGGCTGGCCGCTCGACTCGTGGCAGCAATGGCTCGCCATCCACCTCGGGGAACTGCTACCCGACGGCACCCCGCGATTCCGTATCGCCCTGGTCCTCGTCGCACGCCAAAACGGCAAGAGCGTGTTCTGCCGCATCCTGACGCTGTACTGGATGTTCATCGACGCCGCACCGTTGATCTTCGGTATCAACTCGTCCCGCGACACCGCCAAGAAGTCGTGGAAAGAGGTCATCAAAATGGCCGAATCCACACCGATCCTCGCCCGCGAGCTACCCGCCGTGCACGTCGTGAAGCAGATCAGCGAAGAGGACTTCTGGAACGTTCACGACTCGCACTACACCTTCGGGGCACCGAATTCCCGGGCAGGCCGGTCCCTGACCGTGAACAAGGCCATCATCGACGAACTACGCCAGCACAAGAACCGCGACGCGTGGGACGCGCTGATCCCCACCATGAACGCCGTGCCCGATGCGCAGGCGGTCATCATCACCAACGAGGGTGACGAAAGCGCTGCCGTGCTGCACGAGCTGGCCGACGCCGCCGCCAGCTACATCGAAACCGGCACCGGAGACGCACGGCTGGGTATGTTCTCCTGGTCGGCGCCGCGCGGCTCGAACCCCACCGACCTCGAGGCCCTCGCCTACGCCAACCCCGACCTCGACAACCGGCTCCAGGCCGACGCCCTGCTCGGGCAGGCCATGCAGGCAGTAGCCGCCGGCGGTGAGACGTTGGCCCGGTTCCGCATCGAGATGATGTGCCAGCGCATCACCAGCCTCAACCCCGCCGTCGACCCCGACGCGTGGGCGACCTGCGGTACATCACAGCCGATCGACCTTGCCGAGCACCGACAGCACGTGGCGCTCTGCCTCGACGTCGCCCTCGACGCGTCCCACGCCAGTCTCGTTGCCGCCGCGGCCATCGACGGTGTCGTGCACGTCGAGGTCGTCCAGACGTGGATCGGCCACGGATGCACCCAGGCGCTGCGACGTGAGCTGCCGGACCTGGTCGCCCGGATCCGGCCCCGCCGCGTCGGCTGGTTCCCCGCCGGCCCGGCCGCCGCGGTCGCGGCCAGCGTACGCACGAAAAGCGGCTCCCGATCGTGGGCGCCGCGACGCACCGACGTCGCCGAACTCACCGCGGAAACCCCCGCGGTCTGCATGGGCCTGGCCGACATCGCCGGCTCCGGCGAACTACGCCACCCCGACGACCCCGCACTCAACGCGCACATCGCCGCCGCAGAGCGGCTACCCCGCGGGGACGCATGGACATTCGGCCGCAAGGGCGCCGCGCCCATCGACCTCGCCTACGCCACCGCCGGAGCAGTACACCTGGCCCGGACACTGCCACCCGCCCCACCACCACTCACCATCGCCTAACACCCCGCGGTGTGAGGGGCCGCAGGTCAGCGGCCCTGGGCGCGGGCCACACAAAAAAACAGGGCGGCGGGTGTTCAGCCGCTCACAGGTTGTGAACTTTTCGGCGGTGATGGTGGTGTCACCAGCTCGAGATGCGTCTCGGTGCCGGCTCGTGCGTCAGGTGGGTGTGGTCACGGCGGTTGCGGGCCAGGTTGCACGGCTGACACGCGGGCCGGCAGTTGGCTTGGTCGTACTTCGCGCCGCCCATGTGCAGCGGGATGATGTGGTCAACGCAGGTGGCCTCGTCGGTACACACGTCTGGATAGCCGATGGCGCAGCGCGGGCGGGCGGCCGGGGGCAGGTCAAGGCGCAAGACCCGGGCGCGTAGTGCGCGCCATCGGGTGGTGCTGCCGCCCCGCCAGGATTGGCTCATAGCGTGGCTCACCACAATGGTTGTGCTCGCGTCGCATCATGGCGTGATGAAGCTCTCACACAAGATCGCAATTGGAATTGCGGCCGTTGTCGCGCTCGGCGCGGGGGCAGCAACGCTGGCGCTCATCCTCCAGTCAGACAGCCCGAACACACCAGCGGCAGCGGAGAACGCGTCCCCGAATGCGGGATCGGCGCCGGAGGGACAATTGCGTGTCGCGGCCTTGATGGACCAGGCGGGCTGCGACGGGTCGGTGGTCGAAACGCAGCTCTACTCGTACGAAACAGGTCACTGCACCCTGGGCGGCTCCGACGTGACGATCGCCGTGTTCAAGAGCGACAGTCAGCGTGACGAATGGATCGCGGTCGGCGGTGAATTCGGCGGCACGGTCGTGTCCGGTAGCGGCTGGGCGGCCATCTCGGAGCACCCAGACCCAGCCGGCACACTCGCTGAAACACTGTCCGGCACCGTGCAGTAGGTCACCGCACGTAGCTGAGACCGTCGAGGCTCAACGCGAACGCGCCGACCTGGGTGCGGCGTACCACGATGTCACCGGTAGTCATGATCTCGCAGGGGGCGGCGATTCCGCCGGTGGTGGGCACCGACAACAGCTGACTGTGGGCGGGTGCGTGGCCGGTGGGCAGGGTGGCCACCACATGCCCCGAGGTGGTGCCACTGGAGGTGACAGCGATCCTGCCCCGTAGCCAGGTCCGGTCGTCGCTTTCCTGGCGCACGGCCAGGGACGCGACGCCGGTACTGGTGTCCTCGCTGTACCGGCCGGTCGCGTCGGGGTCGACGGCGGTGATGGGCTGCCAGGCGTACAGGCTGGTTTGGATCCGCCCGTCCTGGTCGATCCCGCCGGTGGTGACACGCTGGTCGGCGCCGTCGCGGCGCTCGAAGCGAAGGAGAACCCCTGTAGCTGCGGCGTACGAGCCGATGAGGGTGATGAGGTGGTCGTAGCCGAACCCGCCGGGCTGCTGCTCGGCCCGGTAACGCAGGGCCTCATTGAGCCACGCGGCGAGTCTGAGCTGCCCGCCGATGGTGATGTGTCCCTCGGCGAGGTTGACGGCGCTGCCACCGGGCACGTCGCTGAAACGCACCGACAGCAGCGGGGCGGTCAGTGCGGTGGATGGGCCCACGTAGGCCCGCGGCGTGTAGGTGCCGGACAGGTCAGGCACCTGCCCGGCGGGTAGCAGCGCGCTGCCGTCGAGGGGCCCGGCCGGGCCGGTGGCAGTGCCGACCGACGCTTTGGTGACGTAGGTACTTGCCGGGTCCGGTGCCGTGGTGGTCGTCGGTACCAGGTCGGCGAGGCTCGCGGGCGGGCCGGCGGGGATAGCGATGTCCGCCCGGTACCGCCAGGCGGTGGTGTCCACGTCGAGCGTGTACGCCCACCCGGACGGCGACCAGTCACCATCGTCGGCGACGGGCACGGTCAAGCTGTACGCGCCGGCGGCGTCGAGTGTGGCCGTGTGCGCGCCGGGCTGGATCGTCACGTCGTCGGCGGGGCCTTGTAGGGGGATGGCCCGGGTCAACCGGATCGTCCCGGCGGCCGGGTTGCCGTCGGCGGTGAGGATGACACCGGCGATGGTGCGGGTACCGAGACTCGCCGGATACGTCACGACCGCCCCCTGTACTGGTGTGTGGTGTGCGGGCAGGCCATCCCAGCCTGTGACCTGCCCGCACCCCTGTGGTCGCGTCCGGTCCTGGACACGCAACAGCCCGGCGCCACTGACTGGTCGACCGGGCTGCGGGTTGTCGGCCCTGGGTATAGGGCCGCGCTGAGCGCAGCGTATCAGATCATGACCCTGAATGGTCAAATCGGACACTACCGGAGCTTGTAGAGCTGGTCAGGCCTCCATCCGGACCCGGTTGCGGCCATGCGCCACCAGTGGTGCACCTCATCACCGAGGTAGTCGACGATCGCCGGTGCCGCGGTGGGTGCCGCCTCGGCCAGCAGCCGCAGGACCGCCTTGTGCCAGTCCTGGTGGCAGGGCGGATGCGGCAGGCTCAGGCGGCTATGCCAGGTGGCAATGCCGCCGTAGATCTCCGTCAGGCTGCTGACAAGGTCCAGGCGCAGCGGTGGCCGGCTGCCGGGCGCGCTGCGGGTGGTGCCGAGGGTCCTACCACCGGTGGGAGTGCACGCCTCGCGGAGCTGGTCGAGCAGACACGGGTGGGTGATGACGCGTCCCTGGACGGCGACGTGGATGGGTCGGGTGAGCTGGTCGACGTCGGCGGTGATGGCGCTGTGGCGGGTCGCGGTGGTCAACGGTGGTGCCTCCGGTGCGGGTTGCGGTGGCAACCGGCCACCGGTAGTCGGTGGGCTGTCGCCGGCGATGAGGTGGCGGGGTGGGGGCCTTCGCTGCCAGGCGCTACTCATGGCTTGGTGGCCTGTGGCTTTGCACCAGCCGCCGAGCGACTACCTCGCAGTAGCGCTCCTCCGCCTCGACGGCGATGACTCGCATGCCGAGGTTGCGGGCCGCGAGAACGGTGGAGCCCCCACCAGCGAATGGGTCCAGTACGAGGCCACCGGCGGGCGTGGTGGCGGCAAGCAGGTCCTCGAGCAGGGGGACCGGTTTGTCGACCGGATGCACCCGGTCAGCGGCCCGGACCGGCGGGTGTCGCAGCACGGTGCCCTTTGCCCCGCCAGCCCAGTAGGCGGAGCGTCCGCGGGCGGCGATCACCAGCTCGGAGGAGGCCCGCCAGGCGCTGCCCATGCCGGGCCGCTGCTTGTCCCAGGTGAGGCCGACGACGAGCGGCCAGCGGGTGTAGATGGCGGGGTAGAACACGGGGTAGCTCGTATGGTCGCAGAAGGCCATGAGGTGGCCGTCTGCGCGCACGCGTGCGGTGAGTGTCTCGGCGACCAGGCCCCACCATGTGGCCAGGATCGACGTGTCGGCCCAGGCCCGCTGCCACGACTCCGATCGTCCGGCGTACTGCCGTGCGGGCAGGGCGAACGGCGGATCGGTCAGCACGGTGTGCACCGTGTTCCGGGGCACGACCGCGTCGACCACCGCTAGGGCGTCGCCGTGGTAGAGGGCTACGGCCTCGGCCTCGTCGGCGTAGTACGGGTTCACGGTGTCTCCTCGTGTGGTGAGGGTGCGCTGCCGGGCGCTGGTGCTGCTGCCCCGCCATGCGCTACTCATGGCGTCCGGGTGTTGCGGTCGGCGCGGCGGCGTTGCACGGTGCGGGCGGACAGTCCGAGTCGGACCGCGACCTGGCGGGCGGATGCGCCGCCCCGGTCGACCCGGTCGATCGCTTCGTCGCGCTCGACCTTGGCCAGCACGATGGATCGGTCTCCGTTGAGGGCGCGCTCGACCGCAGCCCAGTCCGGTTCGGTGACGGTGGTGCGGTGGGGGCCGCGTCTGTTGTGTTGGCGGCCCGGCACGTAGCGCCGGCGCTTCTTCGGCTTGGACGGGGTGGGCTGGTATGGCTGGCCCCACTCCTGCGGGCAGACGCAGCCGGCGGTCCGTGCCTCGGGGGTCTCGTGGTCGGCGGCGCGGCAGATGACGTTGAGGATGACCACCGGTCAGCCCTCCGCCTGCTCGGCGGTGTCGGCGGCGAGGAGTTGTGCGGCGTATCGGGGTATCACGCATCCGCTGTTGTCGTGGCCGAGCACGACCGTCCCACCGTTGGGGAGGGTGCCGCCGGCCCGTAGGCCCGTCTCGGGGTCCACAGGGCCGCTGTGACCGGTTGGGAGGGCGCCGCCCTCCACACCCGCGCCGGGGTCTCCAGGTGACTGTGCGTGACTCTCAGCGGGTTCGGTGGTGTCCTGCGTGCTGCCGGCGGCGGTGCTGTGGTCCGGGCAGAGCACCGTGAGGCCACGCAGACGCATCCAGCCGCGGTCCGGCGGGCCGACGTCTGCGCGGTAGGTGCGCGGGCACCCCGGGTAGACGCAGTAGCGGATCAGGGTCCCCGCGGCATCCTGCGCACCGCCGGGCCGGGAACCGGGGCGGGTGGCGTACCGCGCCCGCGCCCGGTCGATCCGCTCGACAGCGTCGTCGAGGGTGGCGATCAGCTCCTGGGTGTCGGCGAGGGCGGCGTGGGCCTGGTCCCGGTCGCCGGCGAGCTGGTCGATCAGCTCGGCGGGGGTGGCGTGGCCTGTAGCGCCGGCGCGGCTGAGGGCGGCCCGCACGTCGGCGAGCTGGTCGAGAGCGCGGTCGTACTCGCGGTGGATGGGCAGGCGGGCGTGGGTCATGGCATCTCCTCAGGCGGCGATCGGGGACGTCGTGATGGCGGTCAGGAGCTGCCGGCCGATGTGGTCGGTGTAGGCGGGTGGGATCGCCTGTCGGCCGCCGAGGTTGGTCATCCACGTGCAGCCCATGGCGTCGGCGAACGCGCGCTCGTCCTTGTGCTCGAACGGCACCAGATCCTTGCGTCGGTAGCAGCGGCAGGGCGGCACCAGTTCGTAGCCGGTCCAGTTGCCGCGTTGGAAGACGCGGTGGCGGCGGACGTTGAGTCCGAACTGGGTGCCGCAGAGTCGGTAGTCGGCGCGCATGGTGCCGTCCCAGGCGGCTTCGGGCACGTTTTCGACCACGTAGGGCAGGCCGAGGTGGTCGAGCGCCTCGAGGGTCGGGGTGAGCAGGTCGGGGTGGTCTGCGCGGCTGCCTCGCCAGTCCGTGACTCTGCATCTGGTCTGGCAGGTGGGGCTGGCGGCGACGGCGGTGGGCCGGTACTGCTCCACCAGGGCGGCCAGCTCGGCGAGCGCGTCGCCTTGGTGGAGCGGGAACGGGTAGCGGGGCTGCGGTTGGATGTCGACGCCGATCACGTCGAATCCGGCGCGGTGGTAGCCCATGCTGGCGCCGCCCTCGCCGCAGTAGAGGTCGAGCAGGCGTGGTCGGGTCACCGGGGTCTGGCAGTGGTGAGCGGTGTGGACGGTGCGGATCTCAGGCATGGCGGCGGGCTTCCTCAGGCGGCGGGTAGGGGTTGGCCGTAGCCGGCGGCGTGTAGGAGGGTGGCGGCGTCGGCGAGCAGCATCCGCACGGGCCAGTGCATCCGGAGCGCCGGCTCAACACCTGTGGCGAGTGCGATGACCTGGTGGGCGGGCATGATGGCCCACCAGCGGCCGGCGTTGGCGGGGCCGATCCCGGCGCGCTGCACGACCAGGACGCCGATGTCGGCGCGGGCGTTGGTGACCTCAACCGCGAGTTCGAGCATCCAGCGGCCGATGGTGAGGTCGGAGGCGGTTCGGGCCGCGTCGCCGCCCTTGATCTCCCAGCAGATGCCGGGGGTGCCGGTGATGTCTCCGGCGTCGTGGGCGCCGCGGAGGCTGCGCCGTTCTGCGTGTGGCCACCCGTGGGGTTGGAGGTAGCGGACGACGGCGGTTTCGGCTCGGGTGCCGATGTCGCGGGGGCGGGTCACGTCTGGTCCTTCCGGCGGATGGCGGGTTGTTGGCGGCGGAGCCGGTTGAGGGCTTCGGCTCGGCGGGCGGCGAGGGCCTGATCGGGGTTTTGCCCGACCTGTTCTGGTTTGGTCTTGGGTTCGGTGGGGTTTTTGATCTCCGCCCGACCTCCGCCATCCCTGGTCAGAGCGTTGTCGGGGTCAAAACGGACACTTGACATTGATGTTCATCCCTTCAGAAGGCTCTTTGATCTCCGCCGACCTCCGCCCGACCTCCGCCCGGCGGAAGTCAGAGGGGTGCCTCTGACCTCCGCCCGCTCCGCCCGGTCTTTAGACGGGCGGAGGTCAGAGGTCACTCCGGCCAGTCCGGCGGAGGTTCGACTTCCGCCCACCCCGGACGACCCCCCTCCCGCGGCTCGTACTTGTCCGACTTCGGGTCCGCCGACTGCCGGTATCGGGCGCACAGGTGGTGCATCTGCGCGTTGCGCGACCCCGTAAACCGGGCCACGAATCCCTCAGCCACCAACGCGGCGAGCGCGGCCTTCTTCACCGAGTCCCGACCACTCACCCCACGCATCACCTGGTTCTCCGACTGGTCGGCCGGCTGAGACTCCAGAAACTGAGAAATCCGCTCCATTAGGGCTGTGGGCCGGAAGTCCGACTGACCGTCCGACCCGTCCGCGGCGGGCGGCTCCACCGTCACCGCGATCACCCCGTCAGAGGTGGAGTCCACAACCACCCGGGCGGCCTCCTGGGTGCGGTCGGACTTGCGGAACTGGCCGCAGGTCGGCCGGACGGCGCCGGGCCGGTCCTTGGCCACCCGCAGCACCACCACGCCGCGCAGCCCCCGCCCCAGCGGTTCCTTCACCTCGACCACGTAGGCGGCGCCGTCGAGGGCCGACATCTTCGCCTGCGCGCCGATGGCGAACCGGCCCCGTGACTCGGAGTCCTTCGTGACGTGGTCGACCTGGATGACTGCCGCGCCGGTTTGCTGCGCCAGCGGCCGGGCGAAAGCCCGGTTCCAGGCGGTGATCTCGTCGTTGTCCTTCGAGGCGACCCCGAACACGCTGGCGGCCTCGGTGACCCCGTCGATGACCGCCAGGTCGAACCGGCCGGCGAGTAGCTGCTCGAACGCGGCACGGTCCTCACCGGTGGCATGTGGCCGGACTCCGGGGCGCAGGTACAGCAGACCGGCGGCGACCTGCTCCCGGGCGGCGCCCATCATCAGGATCCGGCCGACCACCACCGACGCGTCGGACTCGAAGTCGATGTAGACGGCCCGGCCCCAGCCGGTCAGGATCCGCGCCGTCTCGGCCTGGGCGACCATGCTCTTGCCGGACTCGGACTCGCCCTGGAAGGTGTGCACCCGCCCGGGGTAGAGCAGGTACCCGCCGTCGGTGCGGGGCATCAGTGACGGCTCCTCCGGCACGTACGAGCCGTCGAGGATCGCCGACAGGTCTATGGGCGCCCACGAGCTGGCGGGCGCGTCGTCGGCGGCCTGGTGCAGCTCGTCGTTGAGCCGCTGCTCGGCGAGTTTGCGCGCCCGTAGCCGCAGGTACTCCCGGTCGGTTTCCTCGTCGAGGCGTTGACGGTCGCGGGCGGCGCGGACCTGGGCGCGGGCCTCGTCCTCTTGCCGCTGCCACGCCTCATGCTCCGGTGTGCCCGCATCGAACGGGTTCGGCACTCGTGGGGCCTCCACGTCCATGCCTTCCCACAGGTCCAGATCCACGGTCACGCGGCCACCCCGAGGTGCCGGACCGGACGGCCGGTCTCCCAGTCCACCGGCCCGCCCGGGTGGACGCGGTAGGGGCGGCCCTCGCGGGCGGCGCGGGCGCGGGCGGCGGCGTCCATGTCGGCCAGCTCGGCGGCGACACGCTGCTCGTAGGTCATCCGTAGGTGTGCCCGGTCGTCCCAGGTGCAGACGATCCGGGCCACCTGCTCGTCGACGGCGGCGGTCTGCCCGGCGAGGTAGGCCAGGTGCAGCAGGTAGGCGACCTCGCCGCGGCTGTATGTGCGGCGTGTGGGGTCCTGCATGGCGTCGCAGACGTTGAGGGTGTCGGCGGCGGCCGGGGTGGTGCTGCTCATTCAGGTCCCCCAGGGGTTGATCGTGTGCGTGTCGGGTTGTGGTGCCCCGTCGCGCGCTCGATACGCGGTGCCGGCCTGTCCGGGCGGGGCGGAGTAGGGGGTTAGAACGGCGGCTTGTCGTCGTTGCGGGTGCCGCCGGTGGTCCACGGGTCGTCGGCCGCCCCACCCGAAGGGGCGCTGCCGCTGCTGGCCCGGCTGAGTTTCTTCACGCTTGCGGTGGCGAACTTCAGGGTCGGGCCGATCCCGTCGACCATCAGTTCCACCACGGACCGTTTGTCGCCGTCCTTGGTCTCGTACCGGCGGGTCTTGAGCCGGCCCGTGACGACGACCTCCAGGCCGCGGGTGAGGGACTCGGCGACGTTCTCGGCTTCCTGCCGGAACACGGAGCCGTCAACGAAGAAGGTGTCGCCGTCGACCCACTGGCCGTTCTCGTCGCGTTTGCGGCTGTTGAAGGCCAGGCGGACCTTGCAGACCGCCACACCGGACGGGCTGTAGCGCAACTCGGGATCGTCGGTGAGACGGGCAACGCCGGTGATGGTGGGCAGGCTCACGGTTGTCCTTTCTGGTCGGTGTGGCATGGGCATTCACAGCCGGAAGCGACGCAGCGGCGATGCCGCCGGCCGTAGCAGGAGGGCGCGAGCAGCAGCCGTCGGGCGTCGCCGGCGAGCCGGCGAACCTCAGGCCGGGTGACCCGGTCCGACTGGGCGGCCCGGACGGTGTCGGCGTAGCCGCAGTTGAGGCACCGCTGCTCGTCGGTGACCCCGTCAGAGTTGACGTGGAGGGCTTTGCCGCAGCGGGGACACCGCAGCCGCGCCGACGCTGCGCTGATGGTGGCCATCACGTGCCGGCTTTCGGTTTGCGGGCGTTTCCCAGGCGGGCCAGCAACGCGCCGAGAGTGGTGGGCTCGCCGTCCTCGTCGGCTACCGCGGCGCCGAGCCTGCCGCGGCCGTCTTCGGCCTTGTACAGGACACCCAGTTCCTCGAACCCGGTAGCCGGGTCGAGAGCCTGACGGCGCACCTCCATGACGCTCATTCCCGGGTCGGCGCCGTCGGTGAGCCAGTCGAGGACCTGCTTGCCGAACCCGGCGTCAGGTTCACGGATGACCGCCTTAGCCAGCGGCTTGCACCGGGACTTGGCCACGACGAGGGTGTTGTCCAGGTCGAGGTCACCGACAATGTCGAACTCGTATTCGATGCCGTCGCGTTGCTCCGGCTTGGTGCCGATCTTGCGGGGGATCTTCTTACCCCGGTCGTTCTCCTCAACCACGTACTCGGTCTTGGTACGCATGGTGACCACGACGTGGCCCGGGTAGGCGAGCAGAGCGTCGACCATCTGCCGCTCCATCGGCCGGGCCTCTTTCCACCCGGCGAACGTGTTACCGCCACCGGAGCGCTTCGCGGCGGCGTCGACCTGCTCCAACATCCCGCCGACACCCATCCAGAAGTGGGAAAGGCTGTCGACAACCACGGCGTCGTAGCCGGCTTCCCCCGCCGCGGCGAGAGCCCGAACGAGTTGCCGCGGGTCATAGGTGTGCATATGCAGGGTGTCGAAAGCGAACTCGTCGGCGTACTTGGATGCGCTGCCACGCTCGGTGTCGATGACGGCGACACGCTCACCCAACGCAGTAGCGGTGATCAAACTGGTATAGGTTTTGCCGCTGCCGGACGGGCCAGCAAAGGCGATCCGAGCCTTAGCCTGATTCTTGGTGGCCGGGGCGAAGGTAAAGTTCACGCGGTTCTCACCTCTCGGTATGACTGCGGGCGCTTGGACTGAGATCGATACGGGCGCAACCGGGGCACTGCTCGCAGCTCCCGTCCGCCGGGCTCACACCCGGGATGCCGGTCATGGACGCCTGGTGCACCGTCAGCGCCGACGGTGGCGGCGGGATGCACCGGCCACCGGCACCCGCCAGTACACGGTCGCCCGCCGGTGATCGCGGCCTGGGTCGCGGCGGCGACATCCGCCCACCGCCCGGCCCTCACCGCTGCCTCGCCGTCGGGTAGCGGTGACGGCGGACCGTGCGCACCCGCGGCACCCGGGGCAGATCCCCCGGCGTGCGCCGGTGCCGGCCAGCCGTCCGAATCTCGGCCTGGACCGGCCGGGCCAGGGGCAGGGCGCGCGGGGCGGGCAGCCAACCCCGCCAGATCGCCGGAATCACCGCCCCGCCCCCTCACGTCCGGCGAGCCGCTCCCGCGCAGCCACCAGGCCCATCCGCAGCCGCTGGGAGGTGGCGATCGCCTGGTCCCGGTCGGCGCAGGCCTGCCGCAGGTCGGCGGACAGACCGCGGGCCTGGTCCCGCTCCGCGGCGAGCTGCCGGGTCCGCCGCTCATAGGCGGCCGTCGTGGTTTCCAGCTCGTCCTGGAGGCGGGCCCGCTCGGCGTCCGCCTTATCCAGCTCGGCGGTCAGCTCCCGCACGATGTCGTCGGCGTGGGTCATCGGGGCTCCTCGAAGTCGTCCAAGCCCTCAAGGCGGGCAATCTTCTGGGCGAGCTGGTGTGCCCACTCCGGCACGGGCAGGTCAGGCAGGCCATCGGGGCTGAGGGCAGCAACGGCGGTGAGCCGATCGCACGCCTCGCGGAGTAGGACCAGTTCGGCTTCCCGATCGGCCAGATCGGTGCGGTAGTCCCGGATCCGCTCCGCCTGATGGCGGATACGCCGGGACCGGGCCATCAGCTCTCGGTCCATCGACCGGCACACCAGAGCGAGGATCACGGCGGCGAGGGCCGTCACGAGCAGGACGGCGGTGAGGGCGACCGTCAGCGGTGTGGAGGTCAGCATCAGACCACCTCCCGCAGCGCTGGATCAGTCAGCGGGGCCAGGCCGGGGCAGTGCGGCGGCAGCATCGGCTCGACCTCCGGCGGCGGGTACTCGCCGGTCGCAACACCCCGCCAGTAGGTGCAGGAGTCGTCGCAGCTCTCGCCAGGCAGATGGCCGCACAACAGGTCAGGGACGGTGACCGGGGCGGCAGCGTCGGCCATGAGCGGCCAGGTTGGGGCGCTCACCGGGCACCCCCAGCGACGCGGTGCGCCTCCTGGGCGCACTCGACGAGGTGCCGCAGCCCGTCACCGAGCGGGCTCGGCGGCAGAGCCGCGTACTCGGCGGCCCGGACGGCGAGCTGGCCATCCGTGGCCCGGTCGAGATCCCACGTGATGTGCCGCAGTACCACCGCGTCCACCGGGTCGGTCGGGTTGAGGGCGTTCACTGGGCACCGCCCTCGGCGAGCTGGGCGCGCAGCGCCTCCACCTCGGCCCGCAACTCGTCCTCAACGCTGGCCGGCTTCGGCACGATCGCGAACGCGGACAGCACGACCTCTCCCACCTGCGCGTCCACCCGGTGCTCCCACAAGGCAGATCTGTTGTGGTGGCCGGTACTCGCCGAGCCGCCGAACGCAGCGGCGATGGCATCAACAGTGGCAATGCCGTCCGGCGCCTCCGACGGCACCAGGCCGGCGCAGATGCCGACGGTGACAAAGCTGACGTGGGCCGGCGTGCCGGCGAGAGCGGCCACGCGGTCAGCCACCGCACGTAGGTCAGCGGCGAGGGCCTGCCAGTAGTCCGGCCCCGGGGTGGCCTGCGGCTCTGCTGCCGGCGTGGGCAGCGGGTTCTCGCAGTCCCGCCCACGGCTGCGGAAACAGGCCGGCGAGCAGTAGACGTCGGCCTGGGCGGCGGCGCACATCTGCCGCTCGGTGGTGTCGGTACGATCGGTGTGCATCTGGACTCCTTGGTTGATCAGGTTCTGGTCCGGGTGTCGAGCCCTTCGCCGCAGCCACGGCGGGGGGCTCACTTACTGCTGCTGCGCCTCGTCGATGAGGTCGAACAGGCGCTGTCGCTGCCACTCCCGCCTCTCGGCGTCGGTGGCGGAACGCCACTCCAGGCCGGGACTCGAGTCCGAGTCCGAGGCCGGCGGCGTAGGGGGCGCGGTGAGACCAGCGGCGACCAGCGCCAAACCGGTCACGATCTGGGCGACCGCGCGGGCCAGGGTTACGGCGGTGGTCACTGGATCAGCGCCGTCTGCTCATGCGTCCGCAACGGCTGCGTACCGCCCAGCCGGCGGTGCAGCAGGTGCAGGCCTCGGGTGGTGACGCGCACCTGAGGCGTATCGAGCACCAGCTCACCGGTGCGCGGGTGGTAGTGCGTCGAGGGCAGCTCCGACAGCCAGCCCGACTCGATCGCCCGCTGGTACGGCCGCCACCGACCGTCAGCACGCTGGCGGTAGGTCCACTGCTGCTCACCGAGGAGCGCGAACAGGCGCCGCTCACCAACCGAGATCACCGGATCGCGCGACAACACCTTCGCCGCGTCCCTCACCGACCAGTCACCGTCGGCCGACGCGAGGACATCCCACGACTGGGCCTTCGGCGCGGCCTCCGCCAACTCGGCGGCCTGCGCGTCAAGCCGTCGGGCCTGATCCGCGGCAAGCTGCAACGCATCCGCGTACGACTGCGGCACCGCCGGCACCGACTCGTACCGGCCCGTCGCCCGAATCGCGGGGAGCACGTCGTGGGTCACCCAGCGGCGAAAGGCTCGTGCCTCAGGCTTACGACTCTGAAAGATCAAGTCGTACAGGCCGGACTCGCTGGTGATCCGAACGTGCTGTCGACGCCCCAGGCCGTCGATGACCTCAGCGGTACTTAGGTCATCGGCGTGGAGCCTGCTCGCGGCCATGCTCGGGTTGGTGAGGTCCAGCGCCCGGCAGGCGTCAGCGACGACGAACCACGGCTCGTTGCCAACCGTGACCGTCCGCAACGGCAGGTCACCGAATTCAAAGGTCGCGACGCGGCCGGGACCGGTAGTGCCGCCAGGTCCAGGTCCGGCGGGGCCTTGGGGATGAGTCATTCGGACACCCGACCCTGGGCGCGCTTCCGCTCCATGTAGGCGAGGAGAGCGACGCGAGGAACCCGTCGAGACCAGCCAATCTTGACGGACTCGATGCCAGTGCCGGGGTCGTCTTCCTCCGCCTTGACCAGTTGCCAGACCGTCCGCTCCCCCAGATCCAAAAGCTGAGCTGCATGCGGCACGGTGTAGGCGATCTGCTCTGACCCAGTGCCACTCTCAGCATTGCTATGTACTGCGCTGCCATGCATGGCACTACCATACAGCAGTGCCGCACGTAGCATCACATCGTCTGTTTGGCTGATTCTCCGACCGACCACTAGGGCTACTCTGTAGGCTATGCAGAGCCGTGCAGGACCACGAGTCCTTCAGCTAAGGCCGCGCACCATCGGCGCACGCCACCGCAGCCGTCCACGGCATCGCTGCCGTCCACGAGATAACAGGCCCGAGAATGGCACCTACCGTGACGCTGTGGCAGCATCCTCAGCCCCAACGCCGTCGCCCGAGGTCGCGCGAGCGCGCTTCGCAGCCTTCGTCGCTCGTGCCCTGGCATCCGCGCGCGACCGTCGCATGACCGACAAGGACATCGCCAAGGCCACCGGTATAGGACCTTCCACGTTCCATCGGTGGCGACGCGGCGAGGGACGCGAGCTGCCAGAGATTGAGAAGGTGAGGGCGTTTTGCGCCGGCCTCGGCATCTCTCCCGCCGGTGCGTTGGCCGCCCTAGGGCTCGATCCCTCTCGCGACAACCCCGAGCCCGAGCCACCGCTGCCACCCGAGGTCCGGAGGATCCTTCGGACGCTGGCCGACCCTAACGTGCCAGACGCAGACAAACTCGTACTACAGGAGATGCTCAAGATGCTCGCTGACCGCGCAGATCGCGCCGGACGAGGTAGGGCACCCTGATGCCCCGCCGGCGGTATCCCACTATCGGCAAGGGCGACGACGGACTCTGGCATGCCTGGGTCACGGTGGGGACGAAGGGTAACGGTCGCCCGGATCAGCGACACGTCAAACGACGGACGGTTGAGGAAGCCGAGGAACGGATCGACGAACTACTCGAACAAAAAAAGAGCGGCACCGTTGTTAAGGCGGGGCGGGCAGTCAATCTCCAACAATGGCTAGAAACCTACCTAGACACCGTCGCGCCGAGACGATGTGACCCCAGCACTGTCTACGACTATCGCAGTAAATGTCGAAACTGGGTCTTTCCTATCGTCGGAAAAGTTCGTATCGACCAGCTCAGGCCGGATCACCTCGACAAGGTCTACCTTGGTATGCAGCGAGCCGGAAAGGCCGATTCATCGATCCTTAAGATGCATCGTATCCTCACTAGAGCGCTAGAGATCGCGTACCGGCGAGGGTTAACGCCACGAAACGTGGCGAAGTTAATTGACTCCCCGACCGCCAAGAAAGTGGAAGTAACACCTCTAACCGAGGCCGAAGCTATTGCCGTACTCAACTCAGCCCAGACCACACGGCGTCGCAACGCCGCTCGCTGGTCTGTAGGGCTAGCGCTTGGCCTACGGCAGGGCGAGGCTCTTGGCCTGCGGTGGCCATACATAGACCTTGAAGCACAAGAAATTCGAGTCTGGTGGCAACTGCGACGGCGAGTCGCCGAGCATGGATGCCAGGGCAAATGTGGCCGAAAGCGTGCCGGTAACTGCCCTAAGAAGACACTACCGATGCGTTCGGGGGAGAGTCATCTATCCGGCGGATTGGTACTCAAGGAACCCAAGGGTACGAGTAAGCGCACCATTCCGATTCCCGATGAGCTTATCGAGGTATTGAGGGAGCATAGGGAGGTTCAGAAGCTAGAACGCCAGTACGCCGGGGCGGCCTATGTTGATCACGGTCTCGTGTTCGCCCACGCCGACGGGCGACCGCTCGATCCAGGCCATGACTACGACGACTGGAAGGACCTACTGGCAACGGCTGGCGTACGAGACGCCCGCGTACATGACGGGCGTCACACCGCAGCAACCCTGTTGATCGCGCAGGGTGTCGCCTTGGAGGTCGTCCAAGAGATCCTGGGACATTCCGACATCCGCGTGACTCGCGGGTACTCACACGTGGCGACTGCGATGGCCAGGGACGCTACGAAGCGTATCGGCCGAACCTTGTTTCCCAAGGGCGGTACACCCTGA